TTAGCTGTCGTTTCGCCGTCCGGCGCTGCTGGGATCAACACGACCGCTGGCGCCTTGCACGGATTGGGCCAGGGCAAAATCCGCGAGCCGCTCATCAAGCCTGAGGATGGCCGCGCGCAGATCGCGCAGGGCCTCTTTCAGCTCGGCACGGTCCTCATCGCGCTGGTCCTTACGCTCGCTCAGTAGCGTCATGATGCGCAGGACTTCCTTTTCATGACCGCCAATCTTCTGGTTGTGGACCCAAAGCACCGCGGCGATGGGGATGATAACCCATTTCATAAGGGCATCGAATAGGGTCCAGAGCTCGATTTCCATCGGAGAGCCTCCTTCGTTTTTTGCGATTTAGAAGTTTTTTGGGCGCGTTTCAGCCGGACAGCCCGGGCACATCCTCGGTCACGAAGACTTCGATGAAGCCGAGATTGGGAAAGGTCTCTGTGCTGCCGTCGAGATAGGTCACGCGGAACTCCGCCTCGTAGCGTCCGGTCGTCTCGGTATCGCCTTGTGCCCAGAGATGGGCCACGACCGCAGGCTCGAAGAGGTTCTGGATGTCCGCCGGCCGATCAATCAGCGTGTCGCCGCCGCGCGCTCGCATTTGGAAGCGCACTGCAGCGCCGGCAAGCGAAACGCTGTCAGGGAGCAATGCAAAGCGCAGCGCAGGCGATGTATCCCCGCGCTTGATCGTGAACTTGAGCATGTGGCTTTAGCCTCTCAGTATGCGGCCGGAATTGCTGGGGGAGAGCCGCCCGCTCAGCCCATATTTTGGGGGCTCGGCGCGGCGCAGCGCGGGTGGTGCCCGATAGGCGATCGAAGTTGCACCCAAATCCCACAGCGCGCGGACCTCCGGAGCTTCCGCCAGACTTGACCCAGCGGCGCGAACGTCTGCCGCAATGGCTTCGGCCGTGAAGTCCAACTGAATGACATTGTCGGCGGACGCGGTGAGACCGGGTGCGAATATCGAATTCGCCGCGGCCAAAGCGGTGATGCGGGCGGCGGACGCCCCGAGTAAGGGCATGCCCCGCAAGGCTGTGCCTGTCAGCAGGACCTCGCCCAACCCCACCCGGGCGACGCCAAATTCGCTTGCGCCCTTTCCCTGCGTTCCGGTGTTGCTCTGCGCAAGCCCAGGCAAGGCTATGCTAGCTGCATAAGGCGATCGGACATGCAGTTGGTTTTTTGCGGTCGCACCTCCTTGAAGAGATGCCATTCCTTCTGCGCTGGTTCCCTGCGCTGCGGTTGCCCCTTCGGCAACCCCCATGAAGGACAGCACGCGTGCGACATCACTGGCAACCTGGACGTCAGCACCACTGGCGCGCGCGACCTTGAATCGCCCCGTCCCTTGGGCTCTGGTGACAAGCCGTGCACGCGTTTCACCGCGGAGACCAAGGTCCGTGGCCAGATCTGCCGCCAGCGCTGTCTTGCCTTCTGACAACGCATTGAGAGGCAGACCTGCGGCACGCGCCGCGCCTCTGGCGACGGCTTCTGCCTGACCTGCCCCTGCAAGGGAGAGCGCGCCACGGATTTGCGCTGATGGCGGTGCCGTAGCCTCAGACCGGATGCTCCAGGCAAGTGTCGTCGCAATGGTAGCAACGCCGGTCACCCGGGATTGGGCGTGGCCGCGCAACGTCATGCTTGCCGCGGCCTCGGCTGCGGCCGTGGCGCGGGTCACGCCCCATCCCGTGACCTCGAGGACAGAATTTGACGTTTCACCTGTGCTCGTGGTCCGCGCAGACGCTGCAGCTCGGAAGCTGATTTGACGGGTGCTGTCACCGAGAACATCCACGTCGCCCGCGAAGTGCCGCGCCACATCGAGGGCCCCGCGTCCTTGGCCAAGAGACGCGATGCCGCCCTTGGCGCCGCCAGACATGGTGAACTGGCTTGTCGTCTTTGCGACTTGGCCAACATCCACAGCAAAGTGACCGAAAATCCCCAAAGGATTGCTTGCAACGGCATATATGCTGTTTGCGCTGAAACTTTCCCCTTGCAGTGACGTCTCTGCCTTGGCAACGGCGCGGGTGCCTGTGGTCGCACCACAGGCCCCGGCCCATTCGAAGGTGGTTTTGGCGTTGCCAAAAACGTCTCTTGCGAGTTGTGTTGTTCCGGACAGCGTCAGCTCAAGGCGGGCTGTTGCGACGCTGAGGCCTTGCGCCTCTGACGCCCCTGAGACCTCCAACCTGATTTCCTGCGCATCCGCCGCAGCGGCTGTGCCTGCGCTGGTTGCCCCAGCAAGACCGATCTGCCGATCAGCTTGTCCGGAGGCCTGCAGGCTGGCCTCCAGGTCCCGCACAAGCGACAGCCCACCGACGATCGTGCTGCGCGTGTTTAGGCTCCCGACCACCTCCTGGCTGGCCGTGAGAGAGACATTGGTGATTGCGTTCGCTATTCCAGCCGCGCTGGCAGTGACGTCCAAGCCGATGCGACCGAAGCCTTGGGCAAAGCGCGCTTCAAGCGTGGTGCCAATTGCAAAGCCGGAGAGTGCTGGCCCAAAGGACGTGGCTCGGCCTGTACTAGCGGTTTTTCCTTGGCCGGACCCACCCAGATCCATTGCGCCGTAAGCCGCAGCGTCCGAGACTGCGCTTGCCAAGCCAAGCCCAGTCAGTGTGACACTGGCCGTGCCGACCCCGCGCGTTTGGGCGACACCCTCGGTTGTGCCACCGAGGCCCATTTTGCGTGCGGCAGCCCCTTCGACGCCGCCCTCCGCCGCAAGCTGGCGCGCAAGCGTGATAGAACCAGCGGCACTCGTTTGTAGGATACCCTCGCCACCTGCGCGCCCCGACATATCGACAAAGCCCAACCCGCTGGCAGCCGTCGTACCCTTTGCCGCCGCGGCACCGCGCAACTCCAAACCTGACAAGACCACGCCGAAGCTGCGGGCGCGAGCATCACCTTGTGCGGCGAGAGCGATGGAGCCATCGCTCGCCACGCGCGTCTCAAGACCGGCCGTCGCGCCTGTGACGACCGCGAAACCCTCCGCTGCGACGACTTTGAGTGGCCCAATGGCCGCCGCGTGACCTGCCATGTCAAAACCACCCGCGCTGTGCGCGTTGATTTTGCTGAAGGTTCCCGCTGCCCCACGAAGCGGTGACGTGACCACAAGCGACACGCCATCCGTGCTCGCACGGGCCTGTGATGTCCCCTCGAGTGCGACAGCCCCAAGTGTGCTGACCTGAATGCGCAGCAAGGGCTTTTTGTCATCGGCAAGCGGTGCTGCGGCAATTGGGGCGAGGCCAAGCATGGGGGGTTACTCCGGCTCTACAGGCCAGGTGAGTGTAAAGGGAAATCCTGGCTGTGCGGGCAGATCCCGCAGGGCCTGACGGTATTCGACCCAGGCGTCCGGGACAGGACTGCCGGCCTCGAGATGTTTGACGATGACCCAGTCGCAGGCAGACAGGGCCGCGTCGCGCGCGGCTCGCTGCTCGGCGGCTGTGCGGTCGCGGTAATGCTGAGCTTCGACCTTGGTCTTGGCCGTGACGTCCCAGTAGAGGGTCCAGGCCCCGGCAATCCGCTCAGGAGCCTGACGCAGGACGGCATTTTGCGTGACGGGATCATGGTCTGGCGCGGGGGCTTCCTCGACTGGGTACACCCCGAACCCCGCCAGCATCTCTGCGCTGAAGGCGCGCGGAAAGCTGACCTGCGGATGGTCCTGAGCGAGAGTGCTGAGACTATAGGGATAGCGGACGACGGTGTCGCCCTCGGCTTTGACATACATCGGGTGGCTCCTGCGGTTTGAAGGGGCGTGGCTCAGAGTGGCGAGATGCGGAAGGCGGAGAAGAACATATCGTCGTCGTCATCGTCAGAGGCGAGACCGCAGTAATAATCTTCGCCAAAGCTTTCATCCCTGAGGGTGTGCGACTTGAGCAGCGGGCTGGTCCGCTCCCAATCTTCAAAGCCTTCCGTGACATCGTAGCGGCACGCACGGCTCGAATGGAAGTGAAACAAGTGCATGGTGACCCAGACGCCATCCAAGGTGAGCGCTTGGTCATAATCTGCTTCTCTATCGGTCTGACCATAGAGTGTCGGGTTTTTGCAGTTATTTTGCGCGGCGATCCGGCCTGGATGTTGGCTCCATTGCCATTCCCATCTGCCGGAGGGTGGCGAGTCGAACAGCGCGATGCCGGCATCACTGCAATAGTTTGACCCGCTTGGGTCCATGTCGATCCGGGTCGAGACCTGAAACAACCAGTCGCCGCTGAAGGCTGCATCAAGCCGGATCGGATAGGCGGCGGCATTGTTTACATCATTGGAGCTTGCGTTCATGACGAGACCGTCGGTGGTGTCCCATCGATGGTCGGGGCCCACGCCTGGGAATTCGATGATGCCGGGCGGGGCCACCCCGAGTTTGAAATCATAAATATGCGGCGCGCTGGCATAGACATACCCGCGCGAGTTTATCACGACGGGGGCTTTGTTATACCCGCCTTTCCATCTACGTGCGAGCATCAGCTGCCATCTCCAAGTAGGGCACCAAAGAGCGTGGTTCCGGCTTTCCAAAGGGCGATTACGGTATAGTCAGTGAGGCTGAGCGTGGGGGCGCTGCCGCCATTGTTGACCCAGGTGAGGCTGGGCCAGGTGACAAGCTCGCCTGCGCCATCATCGATCATCAGCGTCAGGTATTGGCCGGAGAGCATCGCGTCGGAATAGGTGGTGGGTCCGGTCAGCACATGCAGCTGCACTGTGCCTAGGGACGGATCAAGCGTTGGGGCGTTTCCGGAGAGCGTGTAAACGCCTTCGCTGATGGCTCCGGCAAAGCTGGCATCGCCCGTAAAGGCCGGGCTGGCTTTGGGCGCTTTTGCGACCAGGGCCGATTGCAGATCCGTCTGATCTGTCAGGGTGCCGGGGATATTGCCCCAGGCCGTTGCTGGGCCGGGTGGGCCTTCGGGCCCTTGCGGGCCGGGATCACCTTGGGGGCCGTGCATCCCGTTATAGGGCAGCGCGGTATAGGTGGTGGTGCCGTCTCCAATTTTGAACTGTCCGGTATCGTGTTCAAACCCGATCTCGCCATCGGCCAGGATCGGGTTGACGGAGGCCCAATTGGTGGCGGTGTCGCGGCGCAGTTGGATACGATCGGCCATCAGGCATTGCCTCCATTGATCTCTTGAGTGGGAAGAAAGACGGCGCTCGCGGAGCCGCCGTCATAGGTCTTTGCAAACTCGGCTGCTGTGGCGGTGACAAAGACGGCTGCCGATCCCGTGAGGGCGATGGTGCTGCCGTTTGCGCTGCTCTCAGACGGAGTGCGCGTGAGGCTTGGCCCGGCCGCCGCATAGCGGCCGGTCCCGATCTCCCAGGCATCGCCTTCCTCGAGGGCATAGCGCAGGGTGTCGCCATCCACGACGCCGGCGGCGGCGAAACTCTGAAACCCGTCAACCGCGGGTCCCAGGGTGAGGATGCCTGTGCCGATGGTGGGGGTCGTCACCTTGGCGCGGTTGACGAGCTTGACCATGGCTTAGGCGCCCCCGGCGGTCAGTGTGAAGGTGGTGACGGTCACCGACTGGTTCTGGGCGATATTGGGATTGTCGAGCTCCATATCGCCGCCACCGTCGGTAATGGTGATCGTGCCTTGGACATGGGTGATGGTGCCGGCGTTGTTCTTGATCCGGAAATGCCCTGCATTGGTGCCACCACCTGCGGCGGCCGTGCCGGTGCCGGTCCAGATGCCTTTGATGGTCTTGACGCCATCGGCGGCTGTCTCGAGCCAGTCGGATGGCAGATCAATCTCGACCAGCAGATTGCCGGCATCGGCTTCGGCGGTGGTGTCGGGCAGTGTGCCGGAGCGGATCTGCAGCTTGGGGGCGGTGCCAATGGCGGCTTCAATGGCATCAAGCGCGGCGTTGCGGGCGTCGGGTGAGAATTGGAAGGACATGAGGGTGGTCTCCTTGGAACGAGAAAGGCCCGCCTGAGGCGGGCCGGTGGGGTGGTCGCGGTTGTGGTTGGAAGGGTGTGAGGGTCAGCCGGGCAGTGAGGCGGGCATGGTGTCCAGCGCAGCATTGGCTTTGGCGACAAGATCATGTTCGATAACGCGTGCCTTATTCCAGGCTGTGAACGCGTCGATAGACGCGGCTGCGATGCGCGCGGCCTCGTCTGGGCCAACAATCACATCCACGCTTTCTGTGTGCCTTGTATCGCCCTTTTGCATGGCCACGGCCACGGTATAGCCAACGTGAATGCCGTTCTCGTCGAAGATCGGAGGCTGGGCCGCCGAAACAGGTGTGTAGCGGGGCGTCTCAGGCATGATAGGTCTCCTCGATGATGGCGATGATCTGGGCGTCAGTCATGCGGGCCCCGCCTTCGATCTCGATCTCGATCGTGTCCTTGACCCGAAAGTAGGCCCCGGCATCCTCGAGAATCTCGGCGCGGATGGTGGCGGTGTTGCCCACCATGTCGCGGGCGAGGCTGATGAGTTTGATTTTGGTCATGTGGTGAACTTCCCGACATAGAGCTCGAAGGTGATCTCCCAGGTCGAACTGGTGTGGTCTGGGGGCGCTGCCGCGGAGGGGTAGCCATAGCAGGCCTCGGCATAGCCGGTGGCGCGCAGGCTTGTGTATTGCCGGTTCGAGTGTTTGAACTCGGCCTTCACGGCGTCCCCTTCCAGAAACACGGATACGATCCGGCTGAGCCAGGGCGCGCCGCCGGGGATGAAGGCGCTTTCCAAGACCGTTGAGCCATTGGCAGCGATCATCTCGCCATTGGGGACGGCGCTGATAAAGGTCCCAAAATCGCTCTGGTTGCCCGCATTGAGGCGACCCGCGCGCATCAGGACCAGCAGGAAATCCGGATTGGTTCCCGTGGGCGCTGTGCCCAGCGTGTAGGTCTGGCTGTGCTCAAGCGCCGAGACCTGGTTGCCGCTGGAGGTGGCGTAGCCCTCGACATCGACCCAATCGCAGACGCGCTCGAAGTTGCAGCGTTCTTCATAGCCGCAGACATAGACATTGCCGCAAACGTTTTCGTAGCCGCACTGATAGCCGCCGCCGAAGGGGTCGTAATCACAGATGTATTCATAGTTGCACTGGTACTCGTATCCGCAGGTATAGACGTCCTTGCAGATATATTCGGACTGGCATTGGAAGTCGCGGCAGCCTGAGACGACCTTGCTGAGAATGTCGAAGCCGAGCGCTACCGGGGTGTCGCCGCTTTCCGGAAAGGCGTGTGTGACGGTGTGGGTCAGCACGGCGGCGATATGGGGCATCGGCGTGCCGGTATCGAACACCACATCCCCATTGGTGTCGGTGACGCGGATGACGTTATTGCGGGCTTCAAAGCTCATATCCGCACCCCGCGGCGGGCGATCCGGCAAAGCTGCCGGTGTAGGTGGCTGATTGCAGGGCGCGCCTGCCATCGGGCAGCACGACCTTGAGCCCGCCGCTTTGCACATCGGCCGTTTTACCGGCGGTCACGAAGACATCCGGGGTCTCGCTTGTACGCAGATAGCGGTAAGCGGTGCTGAGCTTTCCAAAGCCTGCGCGAAAAAGCGTGGGTGCGATGCGGATGCTCTCGTTGCCGGATCCTTCAAACAGCGTCTCGAAGAGAAACACCCGGTAGCGGCGGGTAATGGCGGGGAGCGTATTGTCGAAGGTCACCCAGTTCTCGAAGGCGCGGATCGTGGTATTGGTCAAATAAATGCTGACCGCGCGGGCGCTTTCGCCGGCCTGCTGGACGACGGTGCCTGAGGGCATTTGGCTCTCACCATAGAACGGGATGAAGGGCACGATACGGCCAAAGTTGTGACCGGCCAGATCGTAGCTTTGGGTACCCTGGCGGGGATTGTAATAGGTGGAGGAGCCAAAGAGCCCCTTGGAGGTCGAGGAGCTGCGGGTCCGCTCGGGATGGGTCAGCGTCACATCGATGACCTGAGCGTTGCCGAGATAGCTCAGGTCCGAGTGGAAATGCAGATCGCCCAGTTGCGGGCCGGTTGGGGTCTCATAGGTCGCGGGCGGCTGATCGTTATTGTAGATATAGACCTTGCCGGTCGTGCCATCGGCGTGAAGGGTGCGGGCCATTAGTTTTTGATCCTCATGAAACTGACCACCCAGGACCGCCAGCGCGCGTCAAAGTCTTGGATGCAGGAGGCACGGTTGGGGAAGTGATGCAGGAAGCGGCCATCGCCAAGATAGACGCCGCAATGGTTGGCGCGGTTCGGGCTTTCTTCGTCGCGGCGCGAGAGAGAGAAGAGAATGCCATCACCAGGTTTGGGCACGATCACTCGCTCCCAGCGGTGCAGTTCCCGGTTGGTCACGAAGACCCCGTCGGTTAGCCATTGGTTCACCAGCCGCTCGGGCGTGTCGGTGAGCATGGCCATCTCGTGGCCGCGCTCGCGGGCCATCCAGTCGCGCAAAATCGTGTAGCAGTCGTATTGGCCCAGAACGTAAGGCCGGCCCTCGTAGGGGGCGGCGGTCTCCCAGGAGGGTGGCAGGTGCAGCCGATGCCGGCCGCTCGGCCATTCGACGAAGACCGTGGGGTCTGCGACCTGCGCTGAAACTGACTCCAGCGAAGGCACGGTACGTAGATGGGCGAACAGGGTTCGTGGCGCGGTCAGCGTCAGGCTGATCCGGCCGGCCTCATGGCGCAACCAGAGGGGGCGGCTGGGGTCTTCGGCCCAGTAGTCGCTGGCCGCGATCAGGGGCGAGAGGTCTTGCAGTTCGTGAATGGTCATACGGTTATCGTGATGGTCTTGGCATTGAGGTTGATCTTGAACTTGCCGTCAGCGCTGCGGATCACGCCGGCGGTGGCGGTGCCGATGTCGGAGGTGATGGCCGACAGCTGGGTGACGCCGATCTTCTCGGCATCAATCGCGCCCGCCGCGATGAGGCCCGCGGTGACGGCGCCTGCGGCGATCTTCTCGGTGGAAATTGCACCAGCCTCGATCGCAGTGGCTGTTACGGATCCAGCGGCAAGTTTGCCGGCGGTCACGGCGCCTGCGGCAAGTTTGGCGGCTGTCACGGCATTTGCCGCGAGTTTGCCGGCATCAATGGCGGCGGCTGCAATCTTGGCGCCGGAAACCGCCCCGTTCGCGATTTGCGCCTCGATGAGGGCACCGGTGATCTTGGCCGCCGCAATCGCTTCAATCTGGTCATCGGAGAGTTTGCCTTCGATCTCACGGGCGGCGAGCCCTGAGCTCCAGGCGCTGCCGGTCCAGCGGTAGAGCTTGGTGTCTGTGGTCAGATAAACGGTGCGGCCGGGGAAGTTGCCACTGCTGGGCAGTGCGGTCAGGATCTCCACCGGGGCCAGATCTGCGTCACTCAAGAGCCCTTTGATGCCGCCGCGCAGGTCGTCCCCCTGCAGGTAAATCCCGGGCGTTGTCACTGAAAGCCAGCTCGACCATTCCGTGGGGCGATCAAGCACATAGCGCCCGCGCACCTCATAGTCCGCCTCGGGCAGTAATCCGTCCGAGACCAGTACGGATCCTGCGGCCCGATCGGCCAGCCCAGAGGCCACGACCTGCGCCGTCGCTTTTAGGCGGATCTCGTAGCGGACAAAGAGCGCGTCCAGCGCGGCGCTGCCGATCCAGGACAAGGTGATGGCGGGGCGTCGGTCGAGGCCAAGCGCGTCCTTGAGGGTGCTCGCGGCGACTGACCAGCCCGCGATAATCTGCGCAGGCCGCGGCGCGAGACCGGTGACCGGCACGACCTCCGGCAGGTCTTGCGCGGAGGTCCAGCCATAGTCGCCGGGATCGCGTTCGCGCAGGACAAGTTCCTGATTGATCGTGCCGGGCTGGTCGGTGATCTCGACCACCTCAAAAATCTTGTTCGTGTAGCCGTTGCGGGCGCTGGTCCAGGCGATCGTGTCCAGCGGCTCGAGGTGAAAAGTCTCGGGCGGCAGGACCAGGCGGTGGGTGCGGAAGCGTCGTGCATCCTTGATATAGGACGTCATCAGCTGGGCGACCTGGGAGACAACCGAGCAGGCCGGGAAGTTGAGGCTTGTCGAGAGGCGTCGGCCGCCGTCTTCGGCCTCCCAGGCCGGGTTGAACAGGGGCGGGGCGGCCCGCGAGGTCCAGAGGCTGGCGGGTTCGGGGTATTCCGAGGCAATGGCATTGGCGCTGGCAGCAAGGCCTGGGAACGGGTCCAGCTCTTGCGGCGCTGAAATCACGATATCCTCGTTCGTGATGAACTGCACAGGCGCAGCCGGCGCGCCCACGCGCATCCGAAACACCCCGCCCATCTCGCTCACTTGCCCGAGGCAGGTCTTGGCCAGCTCGTCGATGACTTCAGCCGGTTCCATCTCGAGTTTGACCTCAAGGCCAGCGACAAAGCTGGGGCGGCTGCCGATCGGCGCATCGCAGGCATTCATGGCCGTGACCCAGTTATCAAGCGGCAAATCCTCGGCGGGCACATCGCCGCCCCAGATCTCGCCGGTGGGCAGCCGGATGCCGCGCAGGATATTGTAGATCATCACCGCCGGGTTCGCGGAGCGCGCCCAGGTCGATGGATCAATCCAGCGCTGTGGTCCAGATCCGCCGACGGAGCTGTCAAAGCGCGGGTCATAAAGCGGGACACCGTCGAGCTCAAAGCGCACCTTGGGCAGGCTGTTGAAGACCTCGCGGTTATACCGGAAGGTCACGATGGCATAGGCGGTGCCGTGGCCGACAAAGCTGCTGCTCCAAGGCCGGTCCGGATAGCTTGAATATTTGGCGACCAGCATCGGATCGGCGGCGGTCTGGGCTCCATCGTAGATCTTGATCCAGGCGTGATCCGTGCCATTCACCCGTTGCCCCAGCAGCGGGAAACCATAGTCAGCATGCGCGGTTGCGCCCAACTCGGAATAGCCGTCGTTCAAAATGACGCGGCTGAGGCCAATGCCCGGCAGATCGCTGAGCTCGATCACATAGGTCAAAAACCCGTTTGGCGTGCCGCCATCGTCATGGCTCATGGGCGGGCAGACATGGTGCCCGGCGGTGGCCGTGCGCCCAAGGATAAAGCCCTGCGGTTCGGTCCCGCCGGTGGTGGTGACGGCGGTTTGGATGCCGTGCTGCTCCACAGAGCTGGGGGCGGCTTTGGGCGCCAAGGCGCGTGAGAGCAAGGACAGGCCGACGGATACGGCGGTATTAACCAAGAGCGAGCCAACAAAGGAGCTCGCAGCAAAGGCTGAGACAGCCGAGACCGCCCCGCCGATGGCGGTGCCCACGGCGGCAATGGCTGCACCAACAGGGGGCATTACGCGGACCTCACCTGAAACGTTCGGCGCATCTGGCCGCGCGGGACAAGCCCGAGGCCCTCAGGCTTCAGGCAATAGATCATCTCGCCGGCGACAATCCCGAAAGCCTGATCGTCGAGGACGGCGAGGTCCCCGAGCTGGGCAAAGGCCGGGGCGATCTCGGGCAGATGGGCGGCCGCGAATGCCATATGATCGGCAAACCCCGCCTCCTCAAGAAGCCGCTGGCCGCGCTTGAGGCTGCGATAGGTGCTGCGCCAGCCGCGAGCGAGGTCCTGGCCGGTGGCAAGCTTCACCCAGCCCGCTGCAAAGAGGGCGCAGTCATGGCGCCCGGGGCGAAACGGCCGGGTACCGGCCTCAGCGGCATAGGCGATGAGCAAAGACAGCCGGTCCATCAGGCGCGCTCCCGTGTCTCGCCCCACCAGACGCCGACCTCGCCTGCGATGTCCGTGTAGCGGCGAAACGCATCGCCCGCGTTCCGGCGGCGCATCTCGGCGTCCGAGCGGGTGAGCGTCAGGGCACGGGTCAGCCCTCGGGCCGCGCTGGCCAGGGTCACCGTGGCCTCGCCAGTGCCACCCACTTCGCCGGTGCGGATCTTCACCTCGTCAACCCAGCCGCGGAAGACGCGGATCGGCTCGGCGATGAGCTGGCCGGTCTCGAGCGAGAGCAGCCCGCGGTGGACCTCGGCCGGGGCCAGGCGGGCGTCGTATCCACGCAGCAGTTGGGCCACCTCTGGGGTCAGGGGGCTCAGCGCCAGTTGCAGCATGCGCACCTCAAGCCCGATGCCGGCCCGGATCGGTTCGACGCCGATCAAGCCGCCCGCGCCATAATAGGTGCGGTTGGCGCCACCGATGGCGATCGTCAGGTGGTCGTCGCCTTGCCAGAGGCCGAGCGCTTCTTGTGCGTCGGTTTCGCGGTTGCGGGCGATGATATGCACCATGTGGCGGCTGGCCACGCCAGTGCGGGCGGAGAGATACTCCGCAGAGGTCGAGTCGAGGAGGCGCATGCGAGGGTTCCTTGTTCCCGCCATCTTGACGAACAGGTAGGCAAATCGTATATACATTTTTATTGGATCTGGAGTTTGACGCCGAAAGGAACGCGGCTAACCGCGCCAAACACGGTGTCTCACTGGCAGAGGCCGTAAAACTTGAGATGTTGGCCGTTCTGGAAGACGACCGGTTCGACTACGGCGAACCAAGATATCGGGCCTGGGGCGTGATCGACGGCGTGTATTTTGCGCTGGCCTTTACAATCCGGGGCGAGAAAATCCGCCCAATCAGCCTGCGCCGAGCCCATGCAAAGGAGATCAAGCGCTATGTCACAGACCAAGAAGAACGCTGACCACGATAATCCCGAATGGACCAAGGCCGATTTTGACAAGGCGACGCAGCCTGAAGCCGTGCTGCCAGCCGAGGTGTTGGCGGCCTTTCCGCGTACGCGCGGCGCGCAGAAAGCTCCTAAGAAAGTTCATCTCTCTATCCGCCTGAGCCCGGACGTGGTCGAACATTACAAGGCCACAGGGCCCGGCTGGCAAGCCCGGATGGATGAGGACCTCAAGAAGGCTGCGGGACTGTGAAGGTGCGCGATACCCCAGTCAAAACATCTCCCTGGGACCCCATAGATCGTCTCAAGACTGACGAAGCCCGTGCCGCCTATCGCGAAGCGGCACAGGAGTTCGGTGATGAGGCGCTCATTGCTGTGGTCGAGGCCGATATCGCCCGCGCCATCAAGAAAGCTGACGCACCTCTGGATGAAAACCTCACCTGAGGGTCTGTATGAAATCGAAACTGGCCCCGCGGCTCAACGCCTGCCGGCCGGAACCGTAACTCGGCTCGGGCAGCAATCTTGCCTTGCAGGCTGGCTGGAGCACCGACACCGTCAGCCCTGCCACTGCGCCCGCGCGAAGGTTGGGCACCAGTTCGAGCATCGACGTGAGCCCGGTGCTCGAGGCCGTCCCGCCGACCACGATACGGTGCAGCGCATAGCGCACAGGGGTCGACCCATACTGAAATCCCAGCATGTCGCCAGCCGATAGCAAATATCCCGAGGGCAACCCTGTCAGGCGCAGCTCGCGCATGGTGCTGGCCACCGAATGGATGGTCACTGTTCGGTTGCCCAGAATCGACCCTGTTGGATCACTGGCAGGCCCAAGATATCGCGGATCATGGCACAGAAACGTTGCCCCTGGCTGATCCATGAGCCCTATCAGCGCCTCCATTTGCGCATGACGGGGATGATTGGCCTGAGCCAGCCGGATCGTCCCGGTCCAGAGCGACGCGCCAAGGCTCGCGCTGATCACCGTGCCGTCGCCGAGCCGTGTGTGCTCCTGCGGATGGGAGAGCCGAAATGTCACCTCTTCGACGCGCAGGGCGCCGAGGAACTGGATGTAGGAAAGCGGATAACTCAGCGCCATCAGCCTCTCCGCCGTGGATCTTGGCTGACGCGCGCGAGCGTGCGGGGTGCGACCAGCCGATCATATTCCTGCAGCGCGCCAGAGACGCCTGCATTCACCATTTCTTCGATCTCGCGGTTGCCACGCGCGCCCTCGACATTGACCGAAATCTCCAGTCGCTGTGGCCCAGAACTTTGGGTGCTGGCGGCAACTTCGCGGCGCGACAGCACCCGCTCCCCGCGTTGCAGGATGGTTGGCACCTCGTCTGGCCGTAGTCCGGCCCAGCCACCGCTATGCATCCGCGGCGCCCCGGCAAAGGTCAGCGCCGGCACCTGCCGGGAATGTCCAGAAATCCCCACCATGCCACCGGCATGCGATACGGCCGCTGTCACATTACCGCCGCCCCAACCGCCAAAGGCGCTGGAGAGCGCATTGGCGATCGGACCAAGAACGGCGTTCCTAAACTGCAGCACAGCCAGGTCCTCAAGGATCGAGGCCACCAGCCCTTTGAAATCGAGCTTGCCGGTGCGCACGAACTCCCGAAATGCAGTCTCCGCCCCACGAAACGCCCCCACCAGCGTCTCGCCAAGGCCTTTGCCCCAATCCATGGCGTCGCTGGCGTAGGAGGCGAGCGTATCGCTGACCGCAGCCCAGCCGCTGGCGGCCACGTCGCCCGCATCACGGATCTGCTCAGCGGCAGATTGGGCCGCGGCACCGGCGCGCGCCGCCTCTGCTGCGACCTCCTTGCTCGAAAACTGCTCCTCAGCCCCGGCCAGCGCCGTGCCCAACCGATCGGCAGAGGTCGCCGCGTCATTGAGGGCCGCCGCCCCGTCTTCCGCGCTACCTGTCATGGCCGCGCGCAATGTCTGCCAAGCGGTCAGCGGGCGCGCGGCTGCGTCCGACAGCATCCGTGCTGCCTCGGCGTAACCGGCTGAGCGCCCGCGGGCGTCCTCGGCCATGCCGCCAAAGAGCTGTGGCGCCTGAAACGGGTTGTCCTCAAACGCCCGGCCATAGGCGTCTGCGGCGCGTTCACCAAGCTGCACGGCTTCCGGGACGGTAGTCTTCCATTCCGAGAGATCCGGTGCCGGGATAGCCCAGTCGGGACGGCGTCCGCCCAGGGTGAGGACGGCATTGACCGCCTCGGTAATGCCCCCGAGACCGGTTTCCATAGCGGAAACGAGCCCATTGATCGCCAGCGCGCCGATCCGGTCGAAGACCTCAGGCAGCGCATTCCAGATGGCCTGTACGGCCAGGAAGGTCCCCTCGAAGGTATTGACCGTGGCATTGGCCCAGCCGGTTACCGCGTCCGTAGCACTCTGAAACCCGTCCAGAATGACGGCCTGCGCCGCCGCCCAGCTGCTTTCCACCCGCGCCCAGGAGGCCTGGGCCGACAAGGAGACCCGGGTCCAGACCTGGGACGCCACATCCTTCAGAAGCCCCATCGCTTTACCAAACCCGCCAGCCCCTTCCACGAGCCGTGAAAACCAGTAGACCAGCTCGCCGGCGCCCACGATCAGTGCCCCAATCCCGGTGCGAATAAGAGCGCCCTTAAGCACCACCAGCGTGGTCGCCAACCCGCGAACCGAAAAAGCGGCGGCCGCCATGGCCGCGACCCAGCGGCCGACGATAAACGTCACAAAAGTCCCGGCGTAGATCGCCAGCCGGTCGAGGTTTCCGAGCACCGTATCAAAGGCCCGTGACAGCGGGCTTGTAGACGAGGCAAGTGCAACAAAGGCATTGGCCATGGCCTCAAACGAGGGGGCCAGCGCCACGGCGACCTTGTTGCGGATGCCGGTGAAGACCTGACCCATACTGACCAGCGCGAGTTCCGAGCGCCGCATGGCGGCGATGGCGTCGCTGTCGAGTACCGCGCCCAGCTGTTCGGCCTGCTCACCGAGGCGGCCCATCTCGGCGCCGCCGTTTGCCAGAAGGGGGATGAGCCGTGTGGCATCCGAGGCCATCGCCTCGAGATAGAAGGTCATCTCCTGGCTATTGACGCCAGCCTTTTCCAGACTGGAGACATAAAGCTGCAGCGCCTCAGGCCCGGAGAGGCGGGCGAATTGCTCCGCCGTGACACCCACCTGCGGCGCGATGTTCTCGAAGAAATCCGCCATCGGGCCGCCGCCCGTCTGCAGGAAATCCCCCACCCGGTCGTTCACGTCCTTGAGGATATCGGCAAGCTTCTCCTGTTCGATGCCCACGGTGCTGGACGCGGCTGACCAGCGCTGAAACACCTCTGGCGTTGCATTGGCCACCTGGCTGAGCTGGCTGATCTCATTGGCCGCCGTCACCGTGGAGCGCGTTATCGAGAGCGCGGCCCCCGCCAGCGCCGTGGCCGCAGCGGTGGCAGCAATCTTAGCACGGCGCGCAAAACTGGCCAAACGGGCATTGGCGGCCTGCATTTCGCTGGACAGCCGCCCGAAGCCGCGGCTGCCGGCCTCGCCCACGCCTTCCAGCTCGGCGCGCACCTGCCGCCCGCCCGTGGCGGACAGGCGGACGGAGACTTGTTTGGTGGCCATGGGAGGGGAGGTCCTTGCAAACTTATGCTTGACGTCTTACGTTTTCCTCATCGATCAGATGAGAGTATGAATATGCCTGTAACCGCAACGTTGTCTTCAAAGTTCCAGATCTCGATCCCCAAGGCGATCCGTGCTGCACAGCATTGGGAAGCTGGTCTGACCTTTGCGTTCATTCCAAAGGGCAAGGGCGTGCTCTTGGTGCCCGTGCCGAAGCGTGATGCGCTTAAGGGCATCGCTGCGGGAGCCAAGGCCTCTGATTATCGCGATCGCTCGGATCGGTTCTGATGATCCTTGTTGATACCTCTGCCTGGATTGAATGGCTGATCGGTTCGCCGACAGCGGACCGGATATCCGAGCATTTGCCGGACCAGGAGACATGGTTGGTCCCTAGTATGGTGCAACTTGAGCTGGCCAAATGGCTGACGCGTGAGGTGGGAGAGGAGAAGGCGGATCAGGCCCTTGCCTTCACGCAAGTTTGTCAGGTCGTCCCACTTGACACCGAGATTGCTTTGAATGCGGCAGAGGCTTGTCGCACACATCGTTTGGCCACAGCAGATGCGGTTATTTTTGCCACGGCACAGTCCCATGGTGCGCAGGTCCTGACCTGTGATGCGCATTTTGAAGGGTTGCCCTCAGTGCTCTACGTCCCAAAGCATCAATGAGTCTTCGGGGTCGCTCGTAACTCGTCATTGACCTTGCGCACCATCACCGCCTCGATCGGCGGCAGCAGCTCGGCGATGGCAATAGAAGAAACCCCAAGGCCCGCCCCGAGTTGCAGCGCCGCTCCCATATCCCAACCGATCACGGCCGAGTTGGATACCCGCAACTGCCCACCGAGGCGCTGGACGAGGTCCCAGACTCGCCAGCCCTCGAGGGTCTGCGGCGCGTTCAGGCTTTGCGGGCAGTCCGGGCACGACCCTTCGCAGGCTTGGCAGTAGTCTCCGCCCCCGCCGAACTCCCAGTCGGCAAGGGCGGTGAGGCGTTTTTTTCCGCGTCCAGGATCATGGCGCGGGCGACATATTTGGTCTGGAAGGCCTCGAAGATTGGCCAGATATCCAGAAGCGCATCGATGCCTTCAGGGCTGACAGGAATAGGGGCGCCCATCTTGTCTCCAACGCCCGACCAATCCTCGATGGCAATCCGCGCCACGGCTTTGGCCATGGCCAGCGCGACCTCATCAGTATCGAACGCAGCGTCAGGTAATTCTCTCCCCTCCGAGACAGCTTCCTCTGAGAGGGCAATATGGCCCTGCGCCTCCTTGCGCGCAGCTATCATCAGCGCCGTGGTCATGGGGGCGACAAGGATCTCAACGCCATGGCCGAGGTCGAGCCAGTTAGGCTCAGTGGAGAGGTTAAGTTTGAGCATGTCTTGAGGTCTCCTTTATTCATTGGCATAAAAAGTGAAACGATCACGCGGGGCGGGCTGCTCAGGATCTGTTCCCCGTGGGGTCACGCCTGATCCGCGATCGGACAAGAGGAGCGCGCCAAATGGCCGAAGACCCCGACTGGCGTCAGATTTTGGAACTGTCCGTGGCTTTGGAGATCACCAAGTCTGAGCGCGCGAGCTTCAAAGAGCAGGTGGCCCTGCTCCAGGACCAATTGCGCGAGGCCACGCAGCGCGCCGAAAGAGCGGAAGCACGCCTGCACGACACCACCGTCATGATGGCCACCATAAGCCGCGAGGCGATCACAGCCCCGGGCCGTTCCATGGCCACCGAAGTGACGATCAACGGCAGATCGGTCCTGCGCCTGAGCAATCCGATCCCCCATGTTGAACACAAGGCAGTCCGCACCCGGCGCCATCAATAGGCCTCACGCTCATTGACCAACGTGACGGTGCACATGCGCCCCACCACCGAATCGCTGGCCGCCTGCCAGTCGAAAGTAGCCTGTACGCCCTGTGGGCCGGAGATCTCTACACGCGGCCGCGGCAGATAGACAGCATGGGCCGTCAGCGTCAGGCTCTCGCCCGTCGCCAGCGTGTAAGAAAACTCCAGTGCGCAGGCTTCGCCATTGATGGCTTGTTGTACCAGCGTCTGATCGGCGAAGCGCACAACGATATTGCCGGTGAGCGCGGCAATGGACGGGTCCGCCCCGTCGATCTTGCCGTCCGAGCGGATGGTCTCGATCCGGTCGAGGTTGTTTGCATAGGTAAGATCGGCAGAAACAACGTTACCGATGCTCGCGCCGTTGCGGGTCACCGCCCCGTTGAAATGCCCAAAGCGGCTCAGGGCAATCGGCGCCGGAACGCCTGCAGCACTGACCGTATTAACATCCTCGCCTTGCGCCACGATACTGACCGTTGCCGTCAAGAGCCCCGAGCGCGCCATCTGCCAGCTCAAGCTGTCGACCATACATCCCGCATACATGGCATAGCGCGGTACTTCCGGCATGCCGCTCTCCAGAGAGAAGGAAGGCAGCGACCAGTTCCCGGAAGTAAACGTATGGGTGTAGGGCGCTTCAGCACCTGTCGTGCTGGGCGCGCCAAATCCGGCCTTCAGCCAGAAGCCGAAGCCTTCGGCATCAATCGGCACAACCACATTGCCATCGGCCGTCACCGCATCCTTGATCGGCGCCTGCGGATCGCGGCCATAGCCGAGCAGTTCCGAGGCCTGCAGGGGCTGCTCGGCCCCAAGCGTGGTGCTGGCAAAGGGCATCTTGGTAAAACCGCTCTCGGGCGGGCTCCCATAACTCATCTCGAACGCCAGCGCCATTTGCGCCCGCGCCCCTTGGGCTCGTGCCATTGTCTATCTCCCGTGAACGTCAGGTTTTGTCGTCAGGCCAGCGCGTCGCTGGTGGCGTAATGCAGAATGATCGGCACGATCGCCGCCTTGATCGAGGCGGCGCCCTCAACTGGCAGGTCCACGGGTTCTGGCGCCTCCGCCTCGAGCCAGTCACAGCGCCCACGCAGCGTGCGGTCTGCCGCAATGGCCGCGCCGATGCGCCCGATCAGCCGGTCAAAGCGCGCGTCGCGCTCCTCGCCGGTCTGCACAATCACCTCGAGCTCGGCGCGGTGCTGGTAGTGATACATCAGCGGAGAGAGCGTCACGCCGGGCTCGCCTGGATTCCCATCGCGCAGGATCATCAACCCCGAAGGCGGGATCCGTTCAGGCAGGACCTCGCCGCGCAGGACAGGCACGTGGGGGACTGTGCGCAACAGGTCCGCCAGGGCTTCCAAAATGGTCTCGCGGGGCGTGGGCATCTGGTTGCCTTTTTCGAATGAATTCGCCAATAAGCGGGCTTGTCGGGCCCGTAGCTCAGCGGTTAGAGCTGACCGCTCATAACGGTTAGGTCGCAGGTTCGAATCCTGCCGGGCTTACCAATGCCCACGTGGTGGAATGGTAGACACACGAGACTTAAAATCTCCTGGCCAGTTTGGCCGTGCCGGTTCGAGTCCGGCCGTGGGTACCAAGGGGAAGAGTGGCCGAGCGGTCGAAGGCACCGGTCTTGAAAACCGGCGTAGGTGAGAGCCTACCGTGGGTTCGAATCCCACCTCTTCTGCCAGGTCCTGTCACCCCTTCAATCTTGGCTCCACCCAGTTTGCCACGATCGCGCCGGGTATCCGGTCCTGAGCGATTGTCGCAGCCTTCTCCAGATCCAGCCGCTTGCGCAGTTTGACCTGTCGCACCAGCAGGAAGATCGGGACTGTCGCGCGGCCACGCCCGGTTTTTGAGCGTGACGCGACGCCTAGTCCGCGTTTATTGAGGCGTCCATCGGCCACGAGCAGGCTCGGTCCATTGCGGCGATAGACAAACCGCAGACGCAGGCCACGGCGGCGTTCCCAATCGCCAGGGGTGAGCGCTTTCCCCCGCGTGCCCTTGCCAGCAGCTTCAGTGGGGATCGCCAGCCAAAACCCGTCTTTTGAGCGGATCAGCGGTCCGGTGTTGTGCGCGCCGACGATCGCCGGCGCCCGCGACCAGACCAGGGCTGCAGCGTTCAGGCTGGTCTGACCCTTGGGGTAGATTGCTGACCGGATGGTGCGTGCCAAACGCGGGCCAAGGCCTGTGCCGGTAATCTGTGCACGCCAGTCCTGCTTCACACCTGCGCCGGCGTCTGCAACGGCCTTGGTGACCGCTTTTTCGCCAGCGGCGAGTTCGGCTGCCATCACCGCGGTTATGTCACCGTCAATCTTCATGCGGATCATGACATCTTCCTCGCCTCAGTAGTCTGGATCGGCATGCGGGTCCGGCCACCAAGGCAACAGCTCCACCGTCCAGACCAGTCGCTCGCGATCGCGCTGCGGTGCGCCCTGGACGGTGAAGATTTCGCCGGCGATCTCAAACCGATCGCCAGCAGCCAATTCGGGACAGTCACTCACTCGGACATCGAGCACCACACTGTCACTGACCAGCTGAGCTGCGCCGAACTCGACCATGCGGTCTGGATTGCGGCGCATCACGCGGACCTCGCGCTCAGACCCGACGCCGGATTGCTGGTAAAGCGCCGGGGTGGAGAGATTTGGATCCGCGAAGAGCAGATCAGTCGCGATGGCAAAACCGGTCATGCCAGATCAGTTTGAGCTGTGCAGGCGGATCGCCAGCCGTGGGCGCTTGTTCACGGGCAAGATCGAACTTTCTGTCATGAGATCGATCCAGCGACCCTTGCTGTCTATCTGCTGGCGCGCATAGAGCGGTAGTCCCACGGTATTGGCGGTCTCGAGAAGGTTAGCCGGACCGCCATAGGTGGTGAAGGTATCAAAGGTTCCCAGAGGAAACGCGATGCCTTCGCCGGCGGGGATCAGCCGCTCGGTTGTTCCATTCGAAAGGGTAACAGAGCCGTTATATTCCTCGAAAAGCAGGCCCGCGAACGGAAACGCTCGGCGCATGTCTTCGCGTAGCGGCTGGCCGCCATTGGCAGAAAAATATTTATAGGCTTCTTCCGTTTTGGGATGGCCAATCAGCTTATCGAAGAACTCCGAGCTGACCAGCGCATGCGCTGTGGTCATGGTCTCACCAAGCAAGTTGTCTTCGAGGGCCCGTAAAATGGTACGCACTTTCGCTTGGACTTTGGTGCCAGCTGTCCCAAAAACGAAGTCGACGGAGATCTGCTCGAGCCCGAACTCGGTGAAGTAGTTGTAGAGCGTGGTACCAGCCCCGTCTTTCACGATGCCGCGCAGCGCGTTCATTTCCATGTATTCGCGGGTCTGGGCATGCTTGCGGCGCATGAGCGTTAGCTTGCGGTTCATGACATCGACCAGCGGGTCAGCGGCATCCGAGACGCCCAGCGCGGGCATGCCTTGAATATTGGCCGGCAGGATTACGTCGTCATGCGGGATCCACGGGAGCGCAAAGCTGCGCATCGATCGCTGCTCGCGCGTTCCGACGGTGGCCGGCGCGCCCAATGGAACCGAGGGCAAGAGGCTGAGGACGCCTTCGCGCTGTTCGATCACGATCGAGCGTTGCGTGACGCCCTCAAAGCGAAACAGGCCGATCTGGCCGAGGCGGGTGTAAAGATTGGGCAGGATGTTGATGGCCTGCGTCATTTCAGCGAGCGAATAGCCGCCCGCGTCAAACGGGTTGCGCGTGATGGTCATGGAAAAACTCCGAGAAAAGGGGGGAAGACTGTGGCGGCTGGATCAGGCGGCGTCGCGTGGGATGATACCGAGCACCACAAGCTGATTGTGTTTCGTGGTGATCTTCGCCGCGTCATCGACGCTGGCGTCAAAGACGAGCGCGGCCTTAGAGACGAGAGCGGGCCCGCGCAGGATCACGACGGCCTCTTGGTCGACTGCACTGGCGTCGGTGGCATAGAGCAGGACGGCGGCAGCATTCTGCGCGCCATCGGTGCCACCCGAGGTGGCAAGCTTGTATTTACCGCTCGCGGTGATGCGGCCGAGCACGGCGCCGACGGGATAATTGGTGCCGGCCAGAAGCGTCACGGTCTCGCGGGTGAAGTTGGGGTTCAGTTCGTATTTGAGGACATCGCCCATGGTGGGCGGTTGGGTCAGCACGGACATGGGCAATCTCCAAAAGATTGGGGGTCAAAAAGAAATCCCCCGCCGGGGAGGAGCGGCGGGGATCAGGTAGGCGGCAGCTTTTGGGGAGAGTGGTTCAGTCCCTATGGCCCGCCGAGGCAGCCTTCTTTGCGGCGGCCACGATGGGGCTTTCAGCGGATTTGGGCAGCACGGGCGAAGGTGGGGCGGCCACGATGTCACGGGCGTCCGCGGCGGCAGAGGCACGCTGAAGGACCAGTTTGCGCAGGGCTTCCGGCGCCGTGCCGTCTCGCAGCGCTTTCGCCGCATCGATCGCGATGCCGAGGCGGCCGGCTTGGGCTGCGATGTCTGTGATTTCAGCGGCTTCTTGGCGCAGCTTCGCAGAGACCTCTGCCAGATTGGATGGTTGCGTTGCGGTTGGCACCGGCGCAGGTGATACCGCTGAGGCGGACGTCGGGTTCTCTTGGTCCACGTCTCCTTCGTCTTCCTGCGTATCTTCTTCACTCACGCCCTCCAGGACGGTGTCTTCGGTGTCAGTGGGCTCAGTATTTGCCTCAGTGGCATCTGTTTTGGCGCTCATGGCGGCCTCCTTTGCTCGGGGATAGGTTGCGCGCGGCAGCCGCGCGGTGGGTGAAGGACTCGATAGGCTATCGCGAAAGCGGGCAAATCCCCGGGTGAGGTCAATGACTTCATCGGCAAGGCCCGCATTTACGGCCTCCGTTCCGCGATAGGTTGCTGCTTCGGTCGCCAGCGCCGCCTCCTGGCTCAGACGCCCAGCGCGACCTGCTGCGACAGTCTCGGCGAAGAGAAACCGTAAAACGTCGATCTCACGCTGGATGTCATTGCGCACATTGTCGGGCAGTGGCTCATAAGGGTTGCCATCGACCTTGTGGGCGCCAGAATGGATCATGGTCACCTGTACGCCATCCTGATCCAGCTGACCGCTGAGATCGGCATGCATGACCACCACGCCGATGCTGCCGACGGCGCCGGTGCGTGGTAGGAGAATCCGATCGGCCTGCGAGGCCAGCGCATAACCTGCCGAAAAGGCGTGCTCGGCGACAAAGGCCCAGACAGGCTTGTCGCGGCGCAGGGCGCGGATTTGGTCGGCGAGGTCAAAGACGCCTGCCACCTCGCCGCCAAAGCTGTCGATCTCGAGCGCCACCGCGCGCACCGCCGGATCACTGGCCGCCGCCTCGATTTGTGCGGCGATCCCCTCATAGCTGGTCTGGCCCGACGACTGCCCAATCCAGCCCCCGCGATGGATCAGCACGCCAGAGATCTCAATCACAGCGATGCCGTCCACGACCGGGTAGGGCGCATTGCCATGTTGCTGCAGCCGTTCGGTGAGGCTCCCGGCGAGAATGCTAGCGCGGGCGGGAAGACTGGCAGCGCCATCTGTGGCGTCGCTACCCTCCGTTAGTTCCACCCGCCGCCCGAGAATGCGCGGCCCGAGGCCCGATAGGAACGCCATGGCCTTGGTGGGTTCAACCAGCAACGGCGTGTTGAAGGCGCGTGCGGCAATGCGGGCGTGAAGCATCAGGGCTGGTCCTTGGCTTGGCTTTGCATTTCTAATCCTCATATGGTAAGGAGAAAAAACAAGATGTAAGGAATTCGCCGATGCATGAATCGACAGTGACAGTAAAAGGCCAGACGACCCTACCGAGGGATGTCCGGGCCGCGCTTGGCCTGACCAGTGGGGACAAGGTGCGCTATCTAATCCTCGATGGTGAGGTGCGGATCCTGAAGGCCTGCTCAGTCAAGGAATTGCGGGGCATATTGTCCAGGTCCGGTCAAAAGCCCGTCTCCCTGGATGAGATGGACGAGGCGATTGCGGCTGGCGCAACTGATAGCGTGGGTCTGGACAAGTGATCGCCCTCGATACGAATGTGCTGGTGCGTTTTCTGGTGCAGGACGACCCCGAACAGGCAGAGCTGGCAACTCGTGTGATCGACCAATTGACCGATGACGCGCAGGGCTTTGTCAGCCGTGAGGTCTTGATCGAGCTCGTTTGGGTGCTTGAGCGTGCCTATCGGCTCGGTCGCCCTGAAATCGCCACTGCGCTTGATGGTTTGCTTTCTGCCACTGAACTGGACATTGAAGGCTCAGATGAGGTTGCGCCTGCGCTTGAACTCTATCGCAACGATGGGTTTGGTTTTGCTGATCTCATGATTGCCGCGGCAGCTAGGCAGGTTGGGGCTATTGAATTGGTGACCTTCGATCGAAAAGCCGCCCGATTGCCCGGGGTGCATCTGATCAAGGCCTGAGCCTGCCTACTTTTCCTCCCGTGTTGGGGGCCCAGTCTCCGCATCTGGTTCTGCTGTTGTAATCTCGTCCTCTTCCTCAATGGCGCCCGCTTCCACGCCCTGCGCGGGCGACCCCGGCCGGCGGAAGTCGAGCCCCAGCGCGCGCTCGCGTTCTCTCTCTGCCGCAACTTCGCGATCGACCTGCTCAGCGTCATAGCCCCGCTCGGCGATGGCTTGGGTGCGGGATTTGAGCCCCGCCTCGATCTGGGCGATTTCGGCATTGGCGTCCTTCAGCGGATCGACCCAGTCCCATTTTGTGGGGAGCCAGTCGGCGGCCAGCATGCGCGGGCGGTTTGCCTCATAGCCGGGCAGGGGCAGCGCGCCAGACAGAACCGCAAGGTCCAACCAGCGCGCGTAGACTGGTCGGCAGAGCTGATAGACCATGACTGAGTGCTGCCAGGCCGAGACCCGGCGGCGGAATTCGATCAGCGCCAGGCGCGAGTTCGAGAAGTTTCCCTTCACCATGTCATTAGCGAGATAGGGGTAAGGAATGCCCAGCGCGGCCGAGATCTGCAGCAACGTCCGGTATTGGAACGGCTCATAGGTTGCCCCGCTGTCTGCCGGCTGGCCGACGGTGACATCCTCACCCGGATCCAGACGGACGATCTGGCCCGGGCTGATCTCAACGCCTGCGGGCATCTCCTCATCGTCCAAGGGGGCGAGCGGGTTCTCTGGCGCAGGAGAGGTCACGAACATTGCATACATCGCCGCGACCTTCTTCCGGTCCAACTCCGCATCATCATATTGATCGAGCAGAAAGAGTTTCACTATAGCAGGCGCCAGCTTCGACACGCCACGTAGCTGTCCACCCTCAACCGGATCGATGACGTGGATCACCTCCGAGGCGGGTACCCGGACAATCTCGCCAGAGAGCCCCGGATCGGTGCTGTCGCCCGGGTGACGTCGCAGGAAGTGATACGCGACCCTCCGACCGATCCGGTCGAACTCGATGCCCTGCCGAATGGCATTGCCGTTCCGTGCCACGCCGGTCTCATGCAGGGGCAGCATTTCCGAGGGCAGCATCTGGAGTTGAAGGGGGACCGTCAGTCCGTCCTCGGCCCGCCGTGGGCGAATCCGCACGAACACTTCGCCCGCCAAGAATACCTCTCGCGCCGCCCGGCGCTGCAACCCATAGAAGTCTGTCAGCCACTCGGCGTCCGCCTCATCGGTCCAGGCGAGCCACAACCGCTGAAGTTCCTCTTTGCGAGCAGCGTCCGCCAGTTTTGAGATCGGCTTGATCCCGTCGCCGACCGTATTGGCTGCCCAGCTTTCCACCGCATTCACGGCATAGCCGTTGTTGCGCACGAGCCAGCGGGCGCGAGCGGTGATGTCAGGCCCCGAGGCGGCGATCAGCGCATTCACATGGGCCCGCGTGGCTTGGAATCCGCGCAGGCGTCGGTGGTGCTGGCCGGCATCAAACCCGCCGATAAACGCCCCGAGGCGCTGCCGCCAGTTCATCACAGATCTTTCACGGCATGTGGGCGCAACACGCGCCCAGCGCTGCGCTCGAGTTTTGCGATACGTCGTTCGACATCACCGGTCGCAGCCGCCAGCTCGGCATCGGTCCCGTAATTCACAGTCTTGCCATCATAGCTGACAGACCGCGTGCCGCTGTAGCGGGCAGCAAGCAGCGCGCTGTGGCGGAGTTTCAGCTCGTCGAGGGTCATCCATCATTCCATGTATTTGGGCGTGCTGATCTTCCAGCCACGCCGCCGGGGCGCTGCGATCCGGCCGGCTTGGGGTTCGGTCGTCTTGTCTGGCGCATTCGTCTCATCACTCACCTTGGTTTCCACGCCCGCCTGCTTCTCCAGCTGGCGCCACATGCGCTCGTCAAAGCGGTCGGCGCCAAGGATCCAAGCCGCGGCCCGCGCATAGACCCGCGTGTCCAGCGCTTCGTTCCGCTCGCGCATCTTCTGCCACTCCTGGCGGGCGTAGCCGCGGCGGTCGCGGATCGTCACGAGCTGCTCGGCTACCAGCTGCTTCAGCCATTCGCTGTCGGCCCAGTCGGGCAGGTGGATCATGCCAGCCGGGTTGGGAACGCCCAGCGCACGATCTTCATCGGATGGCCTTTCGATCCTCAGATACCGATAGGTCTCGGCCTTGAAGGTGGCGGTGGCTACAGTCCAGAGCCGCGCCCCGCGTTTGAGCTTCCGTCCGTTCACCGTGGCATCCACAAAGGTCGGCCCCGATACCGGCGTTGTGCGGTTGAACCCTTCCAAGCCTTTGACTGGTGCCACTTGGGCAATGCCCTGCGCCCGTGCCCAGGCATAGACAGCAGAGGTCTCATAGCCGGTGTCGATGGCCAGTTTGGCCAGCGGCATCACGGCCCCATTCTCGTGCACCCAGGTCTGATCGAGCAGGGACGTGATGGTATCCCAGCATGCCGGATCACCCGGCCCACCTGGAATCACGATGTGCTCGACCAGCCAGCTTTCCAGCCCTCGGCCCCAAGCCCAAACATCGACCTCAATACGATCCTTCTGCACGTCGGCCCCGGCGGTGAGGAACAGCCCACCCATTGGGATCTGTGCCTCAAAGACTTCGCGCCGATCGGCCAGCCGCTGCCATTCCGGGGCGTCTCCGTTTTCAACCCAGGTCTCGCCAAGAAGCGTATTACGCGCGGCGCGCAGCATCTCGTCCGAGCCTTGGGCCGCCAGCCAGTCCCGTGCGATTTGCTCCCAGCTTTTCCATCCGATCGGCGAATAAAGCGCCGAGAGGTGAAAGCCGATCGCGTTTGGATCTGCGCTGCTCGCGGTGGCCCTCCATTCGCCGCGCTCAAGCATCTGCGTTTTATGGTGCTCGGCAACCGGCTGCTCGCATCCCTCGCATGCGTAGGCCGCGGTCTCTGGCTTCCCTTTGTCCCAGCGTAACCGCTCGAACTGTAGCCATTGCATATGGCCGCAATGCGGGCAGGGCACGAAGTAGCGCCGCTGGTCGCTGGCCTCAAACTCCCGCTCGATGCGCGAGAGCCCTCGAATGGTCGGTGTCGACACCATGAACACTTTGCGCCGATGGGCAAAGGTTGTGGTCCGAGCCTCGGCGAGACTTACTGGGTCACCTTCCTCATCGGCTGAGGCCGGATAAGCGTCCACCTCATCCAAAAACACGTAGCGCGCCGGCATTGACCGGAGGCCCGTGGCTGAGTTGGCCCCAGTCAGCACGAGGAGGCCGCCCGGGAACTCCTTGGACAGCATCGAATTACCGGCATCGCGCGATCGCGCCGGCTGCACGCGCTCTTTCAGCGCCGGGCTGTCCTCGATCAGCGGGTCAATCCTCCCGCGCGACGTACGCTTGGCCATCTCCACGGTGGGCAGCACTGCGAGCATGGGGCCGGGCGCATGATGGATGACGAACCCGATCCAGTTGTTGCCCGCTTCGGTCGCCCCGACCTGGGCTGCTTTCATAAAGCTGATCCGCTGGGCTGGGTGGTTTGGTGACAGTGCATCCATGATGTCTCGCAGATATGGGGTCCGGGCGGTTCTGTATTGCCCGGGTTCCGCTGACGCTCGCGAGGACAGTTTCCGGTGCTTGTCGGCCCATTCCGACACAGTCAGGTCTGGATCAGGCCGCATCCCCCGGCGCCAGGCGCGCAGGATATCCTCGGCGCCGTCAAAAGCGAGATCGAGGTCTTCGGTCAGATCAGATGTGTTCTCCTCATCATTCAAGCGAGACCCTGAGGTCGGCCAGGGCGTCGAGCTGCTCTCGGACATGGGTTTCCAGCACCCTTTGCAGAATAGCCGTCTCGATCGTCACCGCTTGGCCGGATGCTATCTCCATTTCTGCGGACAATTGTGCAGCCATCAGGGCCGCGACACGGGTGGGCCATGTGACCCAAAGATCGCGCTCTTGGCGCGCCAAGCGAAACACCAGCGTTTCAGCGCGTGCGCGATCCACCAGCACGCCCTTCTTCTTCTGGATCGACAGCTGGCGCTCCTGCGCCTGATAAACGGTCAGCGCGGTGCGGGCCTTGATGTAGGACGTGCTGTCGCCGGAGCCTGAGACTGCAGGCGCAGGCCCTTCACTTGCGGCACTGATGCCACCCCGTGAGCGCATCTGTTGATCCGGATCGGTAGCCGAACCGCGCCGTGCATCCGAGGCCGCAGCATTGATCGAACCATCGGCGAAAAGCACTAGCCGTCCGTTTTTGCGGGCCTTTTGGACGGCCCCACGGGAGATCCCCGCATGCTCGGCATAGGCGCGTTCAGATAGACCTTCCATGGCGATTGGTTTAGCCTCAATATATTGTAAATAAAAAGAAAAACCTGCCTATTTGAGTTGATTGCACTGCCGCCAAGAGCGATTCTCACATCAAGCAAATTGCCTGATCGGAGACACGCCCATGACCTTAGCCGACCGCTACAATGCCGAAGCCAAACGCCTGATGCCGCATATGGAAGACGACCTCGTGGTGGATGCCGCGATCGACAACGCTGGCCACATCGACGAGATCGTGTTCCGCCGCAGCGAATACCTCGGCGGCATGGCGGCGGTCCTCCTCGCGCTGATTGAACAGCACAAGTGAGGAACAGCTCATGAGCACCCGCGCACAGATCGCCATCCAGATAGGACCCGAAGAATGGGCCCACATTTATTGCCACTATGACGGCTACCCGGCGCACATGTTGCCCGCGCTGGCCACCTGGACCCCCGAGGACATCCTTGCCGCCCGGGAAATCCGTCAGGTTCGCGCTGATGAACTCGACTGCTTCAACCCGCCGCGGCCGCCCCGGATCCTGCCGCGCCCCACCTGCGAGCTTTGCCATCTCTATATTTGGCACGACGGGGGCTGGATCGATGTGACGGATCAGGGAGGGTGATCAAATAGCAACTATAGTGCTCTGATTTTACTACGCTAATCGGCGTCACAGAGCGATTGTGATCGTACCAAAACGATGCAACTCACCTGAAAGGCCTACGCCATGACCAACCACGCCACGCTGCCCAGCCAAAATGAAACCTTCGGCTTCTTTGGCACGGTGACCAATTGCCCGCGCCGCGACCGCCCAAGTGCGGAGATCTGGACCCTGGCCTTCAGCCTTATCGCGGACGCAACCCACGGTGACAGCGAGGACGAGATGATCGGCATCCGCGATTTCCTCGACAGCAGAATGGGCCGGCATTTCGCCGATGATGTGGTGGATGCCTTGCAGAGCGGTGCTTGCGACAGCGTGGCGGCGATCACCGCAGCCATCGCCAAATGGCAGGACTGGCGCATCAGCCGGCGAACTCAGCGCGAAGAGGGCATCCCCGCAGGGCTGCCTTACCTCACCGGCTGGGTGCAGCATTTTGCGATCACGGCAGCGATGGAAAACGCCGACTGACCCAAGATTATCACCCCAAACTTAGCAAGGCTCCGATGCCCAAGATTACCGACACCCAGTCCATCATTCTTACCCGCGCCGCCTCTCGCCCCGGTAACTTGGCCATGCCGCTGCCTGATGGGCTGGCTGGCGCTGCGGCCAAGATGGCGGTAGCCAAGATGATCGAGCGCGGCTGGCTCGAAGAGGTTGATGCCAACCTCCGACGCAATGAGCCGCTCTGGCGCGAGACCGGCGATGGTCATGGCACCACGCTGATCGCCACGAACGCGGGGCTTGAGGCCATCGGGATCGACCCTGTTGTGGCGAGCACGGTCAGCAATGTCCGCAAGGCAGCGCCGGCGGAGAAGGCCGCTGGCGTCGCGGCGGACGACACTCCCGGTCTGAAGCTGGCGTCCATCCGACAAGGCACCAAGCAGGCGCTGTTGATCGAGATGCTTCAGCGACCCGGTGGCGTTTCGATACAAGAGATCGTCAACGAGCTTGGCTGGTTGCCGCATACCGCGAGAGGTGTGATTTCAGGCGCGCTCAAAAAGAAGCTGGGACTGGCAATCACGTCCGAGAAACACTCTGAGCGCGGCACCGTATACAAATTGGACGTGGCCTGAGCCCGTCAGTCATCGCCAGCGCTCGCATATCCGGCGTAGCGCATAGCTGCGCAGGAGTGAGATCCCGGTGAACAGGCCGCCAATGGCGAGGTTCTCGCCGAGGCTGACCTGCAGCCCGAACCACGGAAATACCACAATCTGGGTGATGACGGCCAGCGCATAGCCGACCACGACATTTGTGATCGCCTCAATCAGCGATTGGCGACGCGACTGCATCACGCGGCCAACCGCTTGGATTTGAGCGCAGAGAAGCTCTCGCCGCTGTCCGCCAACACGGCGTCTTCACCGGTGAAGGCCTGCCAGCGCTCAATGGCCACATCAACGTAAACCGGATTTAATTCCACACCGTAGCAGGTACGCCCCGTGGTCTCAGCCGCGATCAGCGTCGTGCCCGATCCCATGAAAGGCTCATAGACTGCTTGGCCTGGGTTTGAGTTATTCAAGATCGGGCGGCGCATGCATTCGACAGGCTTTTGGGTGCCGTGGACGGTCTCGGTGTCCTGGTCCTTGTTTGCAATCTGCCAGAGCGTGGTCTGTTTGCGATCGCCAGCCCAGTGACCTTTGCCCTTAGCGCGCACGGCATACCAGCAGGGCTCATGCTGCCAATGGTAATCCCCGCGGCTAAGTACCAGCCGGTCTTTGGCCCAGATGATCTGGGAGCGGATGGCGAAACCCGCGCCCACCAAGCTATCGGCCACAGTCGCCGCATGCAGCGCGCCATGCCAGATATAGGCAACATCGCCCGGGAACAGCGACCAGGCCTCGCGCCAGTCCGCACGGTCGTCGTTCAGGACCTTGCCCGTTCGTTTGGTTTTGGCCGCGCCTGCCTGGTTGCGCCAAGACGGGTCGTATTCGACGCCGTAAGGTGGATCGGTCACCATGAGGAGCGGCTTTATGCTGCCGAGGAGCCGCCCGACCACATCGGCGCTGGTGCTATCCCCACAGATCAGCCGATGGGGTCCAAGGTGCCAGATGTCCCCAGCTACCGACACCGGCGTGACCGGTGGCTCCGGGATATCATCCTCACCATCGACACCGTCGTCGTCGCCCAGGGCCTCCGGATCCTGAAGCAGCGCGTCCAGATCCTCATCCGAGAAACCCAGCAAATCGAGGTCGAAATCTTCGGTCAGCAGCCCAGCGATTTCGTCGCGCAGGACAGCCTCATCCCATTCGCCGAGCTCGGTCAGCTTGTTATCGGCGATCCGATAGGCGCGCCGCTCCGCTTCATCGAGATGGCCAAGCCGAATAACCGGGGCCTCTGTCAGGCCCAGCGCGCCAGCAGCCAGCACGCGACCATGGCCTGCAATCAACTCGCCGTCGTCAGCGACCAAGCAGGGGACGGTCCAGCCGAACTTCGCCATGCTGGCCGCGATTTTCGCCACCTGCGCTTCGCCATGGACCTTCGCGTTCTTGGCGTAAGGGCGCAGCTTCTCGATCGGCCAGAGTTCGATCTGGCGCGGCGCAAAGACAAGATCCATGGGCTGGACGACTCACAGGGCAGGGACGACGCATAGTAGACCGCACCCATGCATAAGAGCGCGTCAGCGATCGCGATGTCAGAAAAACAAAAGCGCTCGCGAGGGGTATCCTCCGAGCGCAATCCTTCGATGATCAAGGGGTACGTCAAGGGGGCTAGAAAAGTCAATCCAAAATGTGAATCGGACTCACATTTTGGCGTGGGTGGCTTCCCGCTGGATTCCGCGGATCCAAAACTGACTTGGGTGGATTCTTGA